CATCACAAGAAAATTTTCGATCATGGTATCATTATCGACTATGCATCTACTGACAAGTCTCTTGAAATCATCAAAGAGATTTGTCCTACATGGGAAGTTGTACAATCTAAGAATGCAGAATTTAATGCTAGACTCGTTGACGTTGAAGTATTAGAATACGAACGCAAGATTGAAGGCTGGCGCATTTGTTTGAACGTCACAGAATTCTTAGTTGGCGACTACAGTAAGTTTTTAGTGGACACGATTAGGTCTACGCAACATTTGATTCCAACAATTACGTTTTGGGATTGGAATCCAGATGGTGAGTTAGATAAGACTAAACCATTATGGGAGCAAAAGAAACAAGGCATTCACTATAAGACAGACTTCATGGCTCGCCGTGCTAGAAGTTTGCACAATGTGAAGACAATGCAGTATGATGTTGGTCGTCATTTTGCTTCATTAAACAATGAAGAGATGATGATTTTTCATTATGCAAATTGTATCGCAAGTAAAGGTATGCTTGACAGAAGATTGCAGATTCAGACTAAAGTGCCAGAACACGATAGAGTTCGAGGATGGGGAAGCCATCACTATCATGGACCAAATGGTGTGATGACTGTTGAAACTTTAAAAGAATTGTGGAGTAAAGATTTGCCTAAAGTGACAGACTGTAGCGAAGACATTATTCGATACACTAAAGAACCTGATGAAACATACGCATTAGACTTGGGATGCGGTGAGTATCCTAAGAATCCATTCAAAGCAAAGCATCTATATGGTATTGATGTGAGAGATGACACTAAGAATAAAATCACAAAAGCAGATTTGGTTATTGAACCAATTCCCTTTATTGATAATTTCTTTGACTATGTGACTGCACATGATTTCATCGAACATATTCCTAGACTGATGTACAGTCCAAATCGTAGATATCCGTTCGTAGAATTGATGAGCGAGATTTGGCGAGTATTGAAAGTTGGAGGAAAATTCTATTCTAAGACTCCTGCATTTCCTCATGCAGCCGCTTTTTGGGATCCAACGCACGTAAATATAATCACAGAACAAACATTTCCATTTTATTTCGACAATGAAAAGATGTGGGCTAAAGAAGTTTATGGCTTCAAAGGTCAATTCAGAATCGAAAGTCAGACATGGGATGGTCCACATTTGCTAAGTACATTAGTGAAATGCTAAATAAATAACCCACTCAAAAAGTGGGTTGAAAAGAAAGGAAAATATGAAAGCACTATTAGCGGCTGTAGTATTTCTGTCAGCATTATTCTCTACACACAATGCTATTGCGACAGAGTTGCCAACATTTAAAGAGATTTCGGATGCGGCAATGGCACCGAAAAATTCTAGCAAATCAGACCTGTATTGGATGGCAATGAACATCTATTATGAAGCAGGTAGCGAACCTCTAATCGGTAAAATTGCAGTCGGTGCAGTTACACTCAATCGATTAAAGGATAGTAGATTTCCCAAAAATATTCGTGATGTTGTGACAGAACCACAACAGTTTTCATGGTATAATAGCAAAATTGCAAGCACACCACCATCAAACAATAAAAAATGGAAAGAATCTTATGAAGTAGCCAAGATGCTATTGACAAAGACAATAGGTAGTGATATAATTAAACTCTTAGAGGGCGCAACACACTTTCATGCTATTGATATTAAACCATCATGGGTTGGAAGAGTAACGAAAGTTGCGACTATCGAAGGACATGTTTTTTATAGAATGTAAAGGTGATTTAAAATGAATATTATGCGTACTAAAATTGAAATGAAGACTTATCAACGTAAGAATGGTTATCCATTGTCTTACTATGCTTCTGAAACAGATTTAAAGAATCCCAAGTTTCGTTCTGCTAGTCCTGCCAGTAAAGTAACAGAATACGGAACGTTTCGCAACGGTCGAATTACTTCAATGAGAGTATATACTAATGAGTCTTAAGATTCTAACACAGAAAGAATTTGAAGCAGAGATAAAGCAAATTCAAATTAAAAAGCATCCTATCACAATGATAGATGCTATTATTGAATATTGTACAGAAAAAAATATTGAAGTTGAAACAGCCGCAACATTAATTACTCCTCGTATGAAATCTTCTATTGAAGGCGAAGCGATGAAGTTAAAGATGATTGCACCAAAAGCAAGATTACCTATTGAGGTCGAAGACTGATGAAGATGGATGCTATAGACGCATACAAGGTTTACTTAGGAGTTAAAAATCACTTCACGCAAGATAGCTACGATTGGTTCAAGTACAACAAGAAAGTCAATGTCACATACGATTCGTTTTTGAAACGTAAAGACAAAATCTTTTTTGCTAAACTTGGTAATCGTAAAGATGCTTACTTAGAAGAGTTTTTAGTTTCTAACTTTCTGCACGACACAAAAATGTGGGTAGGTGAACTTCTGTCTGAAGAATGTGAAGAACGTTACAAAGAATGGAAACGCAAACAAGAATCTTTGACGTATGTATTTAAGAATGAGATGGATTTTATTTCTGGTTGGAAGCCAGACGAACTGAATGAATTTTTTAATGCTAAAGGTGGTGACCATCCACCAATCATAAAGAAATACTTAAGAGGAGAAATCAGTCTGGAGACATTGGCAATACTTAATTCGCTATTGCATTTTGTCAAAAGGTATGATACAATGATACATGATCCAATCTACAAAGAGGTAAGCAAATTATGCAAAAAGTACCAGCCCTTTTTAAATTACGATACGGCAAAGATGAAAAAGTCACTCAGAGAGTTAGTAGTGACGTAATGGTGTCGGTAGTAATCCGTAAACCTAAGAAGGTTTGCAGACTATTGACACCTTCAGAGAATTATGATAGACTATATACTATAGTAGATTATGATAAAAGTGGACAAGCAAAACATACATTTAATACTTAACATACAAGGAATATACTAATATGGCATCAACATCATTTGCAGATTTGAAAAAGTCACGCACCAAAGATTTGGAAAAACTCACAGACGCAGTTTCCAAACTCACAAACAAAGAAGAAGGTAAGAAGTCTTATGAAGACCTCCGCTTCTGGAAACCCACAGTAGACAAAGCAGGTAATGGATTCGCAACGATTCGTTTTCTTCCCTCACCCGCAGGCGAGGATGTACCTTGGGTTCAAGTTTTCAATCACTCATTCCAAGGTCCTGGTGGATGGTACATTGAAAATTCGTTGACTACACTCAACAAGAAAGACCCTGTGTCTGAACACAATAGCATCCTTTGGAACTCTGGTTCTGATGCTAACAAAGATATTGCACGTAAGCAAAAGCGTAAGTTGCAGTATATCGCAAACGTTTATATTGTTAAGGATCCTGCAAATCCTGACAATGACGGAACAGTTAAATTGTTCAAATTTGGTAAGAAGATTTTTGACAAGTTGAATGACTTGATGAATCCCGAGTTTGAAGATGAAACTCCTGTCAACCCATTCGACCTTTGGGAAGGTGCGAACTTCAAGTTGAAGATTCGTAAAGTTGAAGGTTATCAGAACTATGATAAATCTGAATTTGAATCACCAGCACCATTGTCTGGTGATGAAGATGATCTAGAACGTATCTGGAAGCAAGAGTTTAGTTTGTCTGAATTCTTAAGCGAAAAGAACTTCAAGTCTTATGATGAATTAAAAGCACGTTTGAACAAAGTGCTTGGGCTTGAAGATGGTTCTGCTGGAGATAATTATTACTCCACTAAACCTAACGTACCAGTTACAGCTAAATCTGAAACAGTAACCAAACCAAAGACTACAGTTGCTACTGCTTCACTTGATGAAGATGAAGATTTGAGTTACTTTGAGAAGTTGGCTGAAGATTAATATTTTGTAATCTCCTTTGTGACTTGATAGGGAAGCAATAAAATGCTTCCCTTTTTTTTATCCTGGAACACCAGTTTGTGCTGTAGATTTTCTCAACAAATCTCCAAGTCCTCCGCCCTGAATAATTGTAGTTACCTGTTTTACTGAATTGTCTGTAGTGTTTCCACTATTAGCAACAACAGTAGAACCACCTGCACCAGAAGTTGTAGTTGTTGTACCCGCAGAAGCTACAGTTAAACTTCCTGATGCCGCTGAACTATTAACAGTAGTTGGAATTTCAGCTAAGTCCAACGTTCCATTTGCATCTGTATCCATAATAGGATTACCATTTTTATCTAGCATTAGAACACCAGGAGTGTAGACTTTTGTCTTGACAGCATTGTTATCAGCATCATATGAAGTCACCATTGTACTTGGTGCTTCAACATATTTACCTGCTTTTTGACTCCAAACCATTCTAGGAGTTGATGCGTTATATTCATCCCCTCCAGATTCCATTTGCAATTTGTGTGCAGTATAGTCACTCATCATCTTGTCTTGCTCTGCGGTTCCAAATACACCAGCACTAATAGAAGTATTAATTGCATTTGTTCCCGTTTTTAATGTTGAAATCAAACCTGACGATATTTGTGCATACGTCAGCTTATTCAAATCAAGAATAGCTTTATCAATTGATGCGGTCTTATCAGCATAAGCGGCTTTGAATTTTACTCCAATAAATTTAGTAATCTTTGATGCGGCCGCCCCTGGTGCGAAACTGTTACCTGGTGCACCTAAAGATAAATCTTCAGTTGCGGATGATGGAGAATCTTCCATAACAAGGTGAAACTTAATATCATCAGATACAATACTAACAGCAATAAAGTTATATGGTGATGGTTGTTTCGTTTCAACTTCAGCAGATTTTGTTGCATTGAAACCAAAGTTCAATAATTGATCTGCTAATGTAGTCCATTGTTCTGGTGGATTGTCTTTAGGCGCCCTTTGAAATGTCTT